GCCGCCGACCATTGGCGCTTGGTGCCGCGCCGGGCGGTCCCTGCCGCGGCACCAAGCGCCAATGGTCGGCGGCCGAACTGGCCCTGCTCGACGCCTATTACGCGGACCTCGGCCCCGCTGGCCTGGCGCCCTACCTGCCGGCCCGCACCCTGCCCGCCATCACTGAGTACGCCCGCAAGCGCGGGCTGCGCCACCAGTCCCCGCACACCTTCCACCCCACCACGCCAGAGATCGACCGCGCCATCAAGCGCCTGTATCACCGCGGCTACCTCAAGCCCGGGGAGCTGCGGCGCTTCTGTGATACCTGGGACCGCCCCCGGCAGTGGGTTCGCCTCCAGGCCATCAAGCTGGGCGTGCGCTTCGAGGGGCGACGTTCGCCCTGGACGCCGGAAGAGGACGCCATCCTTGATAACTGCGAAGGCCGGGGCACGCGCTATGTGCAGAAGGCCCTGACCTCCGCGGGCTTTGGCGGGCGCACCGAGCCGGCCATCGGGCAGCGCATGTGGCTGCTGGGACTGGAGAGGAGGGACCGCAGCGAGCTGTTCACCGCCAGCGAGGCCGGGCGCCTGCTGGGGGAGGATAGCCACGTCGTCCTCAACTGGATCAAGGCCGGCGCCCTGGTCGCCAAGCGCGGCGAGGACCGCCAGGACGGCAAGGCGGCAGAGTGGTTTGTCAGCCGCGCCAACCTGCGGGCCTTCATGATCAAGCACCCGGGCGAGTGGTTTCCCGGGCGCTGTGATCGGTTTTGGTTGGTGGATATGTTGGCGGGGCGGGTGGGGTAGGCATGACGGATCTGAGCATTGCCGCCTCCGCCCCTCTGGCTGCGCCGTTCCCCTGGTTTGGTGGCAAGGCCCGTATCGCCGGGCCAATCTGGGAGCGCCTGGGGCCGGTAACCAACTACGTCGAGCCTTTCTATGGCTCCGGCGCCATCCACTTGCAGCGCCCGCGGCCCTTCCATGGCCCGGAGACCATCAACGACGCCGATGGCTTCGTTGCCAATGCCTGGCGCGCCTTGGCGGATGACCCCTTGGCCGTGGCTGGACGCCGCGGACGCCGAGGGCCTGCTGAGCCAGGCCCGGGCGCTGAAGCATGCCTTGATCGCCGGCCATCCGCTGGGGATGGAGATCTGGCCAGACGATGGCGCTTGGGAACTGCGGTGGCGTGAGTAGGGCGATGACCAGGAAGCAACAACTGAATTTAGGTGTCCGCTTGGTGGTCGAGGCCGGCTGGGCAAGATTTTTAACGCCACCACGCGGCGCGTGAACGCCGCGAGGTGACTTTCATCAACCGATAAACGAGCTATCAGTCAATGACGGATCAAGTATTGCACATGCCGGTGACCATCGAAACTCGCCAAGGCGACTTTATCAAGGCGCCATCAAGGTCGGTCTTAAACGCTATCGCCAAGGCAAACGCGGAACACGCCCTTGCCAGCGACGCGGTGGTCAACGCCATAGAAGCCAAAAACGCTGCCATGCGGCACGCCATCGCGTGCGGAAAGGCCCTGCTCAAGGCCAAGGAAAAGGTCGGACATGGGGGGTGGGAAGGGCTTTTTTTGGGGTCAAATCGGCGGTTTGACGGGCAAGAAAACCGCCGATTTGAGTTCAACTTGTCCCAGGCAAAACGCTACATCAAGGTCGCCAGCTACCCCGCCCTAGCCCGGCAGGCGCTGCTCGAAGACCAGGGCGAACGGTTCAACCTGGACCGCACCTATGCCGCGCTGTCGGGGGCAACCGATGATAAAGAGCGAGAGGCGGCGACAAGGTTTGCCACGAAGCATGAGGCGAAGAAGGCTGAGGTGGCGGAGCGGCTCGAAGCCATCGCGGCGCGCGAGGTCGATGCGCCCACGGGGCTTTACGACGCCATTGTGATTGATCCCCCTTGGCCGATGCTCAAGATCGAGCGCGAAGTAAGGCCCAACCAGGTCGGCTTTGACTATCCGACGATGAGCGAGGATGAATTACGGGCCTTGCCCATACCGGCTGCTGAAGATTGTCATGTCTGGCTGTGGACGACGCACAAGTTCATGCCGATGGCATTCCGTCTTCTCGATGCGTGGGGCTTGCGCTACGTCTGCACCTTCGTCTGGCATAAGCCAGGCGGATTTCAACCCATTGGGTTGCCGCAGTACAATGCGGAATTTGCGCTCTATGCGCGGAAGGGATCGCCGCTGTTCATCGACACCAAGGCATTCCCAACCTGCTTCCATGCCCCGCGTGGGGCGCATAGCGAAAAACCAGAAGAGTTTTACGACGTATTGCGCCGCGTCACTGGCGGCCGGCGGCTTGACATGTTCAACCGGAGAGCTATTGAAGGTTTCCAAGGCTGGGGCAAGGAGGCCGCATGACCGGCTGGGAGAATGACAAGGCATGGTCGGACCTGTATTTGCCGCAGATCAGGGCGATTGTTGGGCCGCTGCTGCTGGAACCCGCACCGCTGGAAATGGACATGTGCGAAGCGACCGACCTCAAGATTATGAAGGCCCGTGACATGCGTATCGCCTGCCGGCTGCGCCGCCCTGGGTATGCCGACCGCTATCCGTTTGAATTTACCATCCGCTCACGGCGGCATCACAATCAAACCGAGTTGGAAAAGATCCTCAGTGGGTTTGGTGATTGGGCCTTTTATGGCCATGTCGATAACGCCAACCGTATCATTCGCTATTTCCTGCTTGATCTTGACTGGTTCCGTTCTGTCATCTTTTATGACAACGACCATCATCGCTGGCTGCCTGCCAATGGCGTGGCCATGGAAAAGATGAACTTTGATAAGTCATCCTACTTCATGGCTTACGACATTTGCTATTTCCCGGCGGAAATGGTGATTGCGTCCAGCCACGATGTGCCTTTCCAGTCACTGCTTTCTTGGGATCATCTGCGTCAGACGATGGGCTTCATGAGCAGGAAGCGGCATTAGCCAGGTGCAATGATGATGGCCCTCGACACCCGCAACCGCCCCGCCGTGGGGGAGATGCTTGACGCCGCCCTGGCGTTGTACGAGCTGGGCTTTGCCGTCATCCCCCTGGGCGATCCGTGGACACCGCCACCGCCGTCCGTCAAGGCGGACACTGAGGCGGAGCGGGTGCGGATCTGGTGCAAGCGCCCGCGGGTGGCGTGGAAACCCTATCAGGACAAGCCGCCCACCGAGGAGCAGATTCGTCAGTGGTGGGGCCATTGGCCCTATGCCAATCCGGCGGTGTTGACCGGGGGCTTTAGCGGCTGCGCCTTCCGTCTGGCGATTGTGGATGGGGACAGCGACGAGGCCAACGCCTGGCTGGAGACCGGTATTACCTCAACGCCGGTGAAGACGCGCACCAGCCGGGGGCAGCACCGCTGGTATCGCATGCCGAAGGATCTGGCCATCACCAACGCTGCCAGCGCGGCAAAGATCGACATCCGCGGCGAGGGCGGCTATGTGGTAGCCCCCGGCAGTACCTACGCCGATGGCACGCGCAACACCTGGGACATCGCCCCGGGGTGGGACCTCAACGACTTCAACTTGCTGCCAGAGCTGACCGCCGAGGATCTGGGCGCGATTCAGCGCTACGGCGGACGGTGGAGCGCAACCAATGCCGAGGGCGCCCCCCAGGGGGACCAGGAGGTCCTGATTGATCTGGGGGCGGTGCGCACGCCCCACGACGGCCGTCCCGAAGCTCCCGGCGGGCGCAACAATGCCCTGACCTCGCTGGTGGGCAAGTGGGTGCAGGCCGGGGTGTCGGTAGATCGCCTCATCAGCAAGGCCAACGAGTGGAATCAGTCTTGTCCCAAGCCGCTGGGGACGGAAGAGGTGTTGGCGACCATCGTCAACATCATCATGACCCATGGGCGCAAAAAGGGCATCGTGCCGCATACCCATGAGCCGGGAGGGGCGCCGGACGAGCAAGGCCAGAAAGGCGGGGTGGAAGTCCTGTCCTTCGGCGAGCTGGCCGATGATCCGCCCGCGGCGCCGGAGACCTTCTGGCAGGACGGCGTGCTGTTTCGCGGTGCCAGGATGCTGGTGGCCGGGCCACCGAAGATTGGCAAGTCGAGCCTGGTGATCCAGTTGGCGATTGCCGCCGCGACCGGGGGCGAGTTGCTTGGCTACCCCTTCGCCCGGCCGCTGCGCGTGTTATGGGTGCAGGCCGAGATCCACAAGGCATTTCTGCATCAGCGCCTGCACCGCCTGACGGCGGATCTGCCACCGGCGGCCCGCGGGCTGTTGCGCGACCAGTTCATCATGACCGGGCGCTGCGACCTGGACCTGCTGGACGGGCGGGCCTATGACCTGCTCAGCAGCTTGATCGGCGATAAGAGACCGGATCTGCTGATCATCGACCCGATCATCAATTTCAGCTCGGCGGATGAGAACGATAACGCCGAGATGCGAAAGCTGTTGCGCCTGGTGGATGCCTTGGGCGCGCGCCATGACTGCGCTATCGTCCTGGTACACCACACGCGCAAGGATGCCAGCACGGGCGGCTTTGACGCCGTGCGCGGGGCCAGTGCCCTGCGGGGCTGGTTCGACACCGGGCTGATGTTGAGCGGCGATGCCGCCCAGCCGGTGGCTTCTTACGAATGCCGCAACGCCGCCGCCTTGCCGACGATGTTGCTGGAGAAAACGGAGCAGGGCCGGTTCATTCCCTGCACCCTGACTGATGAGGTTGGCGAGTCGGCAGATCCGACTGTCCGGGGTGTGATGCCCGGTAACGCCCGGCCGAACGGTAAACCACGCACGACGACGAAACCGACGACCAAGCCCAACGCCACCGAACAACACGCTCTGACAACCCTGTACTGGATGCGCAACGAAGACCGCGAATGGCAGCCGCACGGACTGCTGGCCATGATCAAGCAACGCTGCCATGTCAAGGATTCGGTTGCCTACGATGTCATCAAATACCTGGCAGAAGAAAAGCGGATGATCCAGAAGCAACGCGTGACCCATCCGAACGGGACGCCTTCTTACTACATCTATGCCCTGACCGAAGCCGCCAAACAGGCCGACCAGCACGACGAAAACGGCGAAAACAGTGTTTCCGGAATTCCGGATTCCGCTTTCGGAAATTTCCGGAATCGGAATTCCGGAAGTGTCTAACCTTTTGACAGGATACAAAAATACAGTGTTTTCCGATTCCGAAACCGGAATTCCGAACCCCCTACGGGCCTATATACCCCTATCGGGGTATATAGTCCCTAGGGTGCCTTCGGCCCCTGGCCTGGGGGCCGGGCCTAGGCCCCAGGTAGGGCGCGGCGCGGCCGGAGCGGGCAAGGCGGTGGTAGTGATGGGTGAGCAACCATGCGCCTGAGCCTGGCTTATCCGCCGTCGACCAATCGCCTGTGGCGCAACGTGCGCGGCAGGACGGTGCTCAGTGCCGAGGCCATTGCCTGGAAGCATGCCGCCGCTTGGCAGGCCCGGGCGCGTGGTTGCCCCCAACTGGCCGGGCCGGTGGCGGTCGAGGTGATCCTGCACCCGCGGCTGACCAAAACCGGCCAGGCCAGCCAGATCCGCCTGGACGTGGACGGCCCGATCAAGATTGCCCTCGATGCCCTTCAGGGCGTGGCCTACGCCAACGACAAGCAAGTCGTCCGGCTGTTGGCCACTATCGGCGAGGCGCAACCCGAGGGCGGGCTGACGGTGGGCGTGTGGGCAGTGGATGATGCAAGCGAGGTAACCCCATGAACCCAAGCCTGCGCACCGTCGAGTGGTATCACCAGCATCGCTTCCTGTCCGCCGAGGAGGCGTACACCCACTGGCAACGCTGGCAACGACGGGTGGCCGACGATGGACGCTAAGCCCGATCCCAACCGCGCCCTGCAGGTCATCACCGACTACTTGGCATCCCGGCTGCGCTATGTGGCCATGGAGATGGACCAGGTTGCCGGCCTGATGTCCCGGTTTGAGAATCGTGAGCACTGGAAGCGCCACGGCCTGGAGCTGGAAGGCGCGGCGCGCATGGCCAGGGAGTGGGCCGAGGGCCTGGAGCGCGAGGGCCGGGGCGAGGACCTGTCATGAATCGTGACTGGACCTGTCGCCACTGCGAGCACTGGCGTCTCGGCCCCCCAGGGCATGCTGGCAGCCGCACTTCGCTGGCCCCGACCTGCGCGCGGGGGGCCGAGCCGTTCTGGGTCCATGCTCCAGCGGACTGCGCCCACTACGTCCGCGAGCCCGGCGCGGATGACGAGCTGGAAACCCCACCAGCGGCCACAGGAGCCGCCGTGCGCCCTTCACAACCCCGAGGTGCTACCCATGCCCAACCTGAACGATAACGGCCCCCACAGCGGCGCACAGGCCCCCATTGTTGGTTCAGTGACATTCAGCGCACCAGACGGCTACAGACACGTCATGGAGCAGGTGGCCATGCTAAAGCTGGAGCAGCAAAGGAAAGAAACGGCAATGCGGCGCGCGGTGCTGGACGAGGCAGCGGCGGTGGTCACCGGCACCCGCGAGGCGACCTACGGCGGCCCTGAGCAGTCGTTTGCCACCATCGCCGACCTCTGGTCAGTGTATCTGGATCGCGACCTCGCGCCCCACGACGTCGCGGCGCTGCTGGCCATGCTCAAGTTGGCGCGGCTTAAGCACAGCCAGGGCCAGCACCGCGATTCGTGGGTAGACCTGGCCGGCTACGCCGCCTGCGGCGCGGAGTGCGCGTTGGGACCCAAGGCTCGTTGTCCGAGCGTCACCCCGGAGGCCGCATGAGCATGACCGTCACCCTGGCCTACCCCCCCAGCACCAACCGCCTGGTGCGGATGGCCAACGGCATCGCTTACACCCCCAAGCCCGTGCGCGACTGGACCAAGGACGCGGTGGCGCGACTGCGGGCAGCGGGCGCCAATCTGCTAACCGGCAGCGTGCAGGTGGCGGTGGAGCTGCATCCCAAGGCTACCAAGGTCGGCAAGCCCTACCGGCGGCGCGTGGACCTGGATAACGCGCTCAAGGCGGCGCTGGGGGGCATCGCTGGACTTAACGCGCGACCTGTTCCGCGAGGCCGACGTGAGCTTATGGGGTTACCCCGATGCCTGAAGCTCCCGAATACCGCTGTTACGACGACCAATGCCGGGTGCGCGTTACCTGCCAGTGGTGGCGCATCCGCGAGGGCGGACACGGCAAAGTGGCCATGACCTGGCGCCTGGGTTACGAGGACCACACGCTGCCCTGCGGACGGTGGGAATCGGCCCAGGTCATGACGCCCCATCGCGATGGCGCCCAGCCCTGGCCGGGCACACAGATCAAACAGCGGTACGCCGGCGAAACCGTTGAGCGCTGCGTGACTTACGAATAACCCGCCCCTACACTATCCCTTAGCGACGTGAGGAAAATACAATGACCGAAGCTGAACTGATTAGCGCCGTGGCGTTTGAAACTGGCTACCCCCAAGTGACGGTGCGCAATGTGCTGAAGGCTGCCGGGGACCAGGTGGCTGCCGTCTTGCACCGGGGCGATGAGGCGGTCGTGCCCACCCTGGGCAAGCTCAAGCCCATCAACCGTAAGGCCCGGGTGGCGCGCAACCCCAAGACCGGCGCCGAGGTGCCCGTCCCCGCCAAGGTCGGGGTCAAGTTTGTGCCCAAGAAGGCCCTCCTGGCGCGGCTGCCCAGCCCGGAGAGCGCGCGCTGATGGTGGAGGGGTCCCACCGCCGCAGCGCCTTTTTCCGGGCGGTACGCGCCATCCACGGGGCGCTGACGGCGGAGCAGGTGGCGGGGTTTGAGGTCCTGCTCGACGGCTTTCTGGCCGACGGCTTGCTCGATCATCTGCCCGTCCCGGCTTACCTGTTGGCGACATGCTGGCACGAGACCGGCAAGACCATGCAGCCCATCGCCGAGTGGGGCAGTCGCGCGTACTTTGACCGCTACGATCCCGTGCTGGCCGATTCCCAGGAGCAGCGCAGCCGCGCCCGCAAGCTGGGCAATACCCAGCAGGGCGACGGCTACCAGTACCGGGGCCGGGGCTACGTGCAACTGACCTGGAAGGCCAACTACGCCAAGGCCGGGCGCAGCTTGGGCGTTGACCTAGTGGCCAACCCCGACCTGGCCCTGGAGCCGGCCATCGCCTACCGCATCCTGGTCACCGGCATGCGCGAGGGCTGGTTCACCGGCAAGCGGCTGGGCGATTACCTGCGCCCCGGACGCGCCCCGGACTACATCGGCGCGCGGCGCGTCATCAACGGCCAGGATCGGGCGGCGCTGATTGCCCAATACGCGCGGCAGTTTGAGCGGGCGCTGACCCAGGCTCGGGTGGCGCCCTGATGTTCCTTACCAGCGGAGGTGCCTGTGTCGTGCGAGCTGTTCGAGTGCCCCCGTCATGTTGGCAACCTGCGCCTGACCCCCACCGCCTGCGCCCACAACTGGCGACGGGCGAAGAAGGCCGAGCCGTGGGATACCCTGCGCGTCTGTCGCGGTTGTGAGATCGGTGCTGGCCATGCCGGGGAGGTCCCGCCCCCGGCGGCCCCGGCAGATCGCGAGTGCTTGCGCTGTGGCGCGACGGACAAGCGTCTGGTGCGCGCCCAAATCTGTATTTCCTGCTACAACCGCGAGCGGGAGCTGCTGACTGGGCGCTACCGGCGCCAGGCCCCGCCCCTGGGGCTGTGCGTCGCGTCCCTCCAGGTCTTTATCGTCGGCCAGTCCGCGCCCCTGCGGGTGCAGGCCGCCAGTGCCACCGAGGCCCTGCGGGTCGCGGCGCGCCGTCAACCGGGGGCCGCACTGCTGGCCGCTGCGTCCTCCTGTCCACCGTGGGTCGCTCAATGCCGTCTGCCTCAGATCAGTTTCCTGCCTGGCGCCTGACCGAGCATGTCTGTCGCGTGTGTTTTGGCCGTGTTCTGGAGCGCTGGCAGGACACCCCCGACGGCCGGGTGCGGGTGGTGCGCTGTGCCAACTGCGCCACCGAGATTTGGAACCAGCCCGTAAACCACTTGTGCTGCTGCGGGTTGAAAACCAGCCGGGGCAAGGACGCCGGGCTGCGCTGTCGGCGCAACGAGCGCCCGACCCCGGAGCAGCCGGCCGAGCTGGCGGTGGGGTTTGGGGAGCCTAAGGCGGTGGTGCCGCGGGCGTCACGCAAGTCCATCGGGGTGCTGGGGCATCCCAGTTTGTTGTTGGAGTAAGGAGGATAAGGGTCATGCCAAGACCAACCCCGGAAACCTGGTCAGACATCCGCGCCAAGCGCGAGGCCGGTGCGACTTTCAAAAGCCTGTCCCTGGAATTTGGCGTGTCGGACGCGGCCATCGTCAAGCGCGCTAAGGCGGAAGGGTGGGGTGACGGCAAGGATGTTGCCGAGGCCATCCGGCGCAAAGTTAGCGAGAAAGTTAGCGCCATAGTTAGCGCGGACCCGGTTAAAAAGGCCCGCGAAATTGACGCGGCGGCGGACCGGGCGGCGGACATTATTCGGCGCCACCAGGAAGAGCCCGAGACCGTGCGGGGCATGCTGTACGCGGGCATCGAGACGCATCAGGCCGCCGAGAGCAAAGAGGCCAAGGCGCTAGCCTTTGAGGACCTCAAGGCGGCCAAGATCAGTTCCGAGGTCCTGCTGAACATCCATCGCCTGGAGCGCCAAGCCTGGAACCTGGATGAAGCGGCGGCGGTCAAGGTCGACCTGACCAAGCCGGAACTGCCCCCGCCGGACGTCTACCGGCGCATCGCCGAGGACCTGCTGCGGCGTGTCTAGGGTGACGCCGGAAACGACGGTGGCCCGCGATCTGTGCCGGCATGACTTCTATTTTTTCACCCGCTGGCTGTTTCAAGCGCGCAAAGGGTTTCCGTGGATCAAGGCCGGGCATCACGCGCTGATTGCCGCGGCCCTGGAGCGGGTCTTTCGCGGCGAAAGCCGGCGGCTGATCATCAACGTGCCGCCGCGCAGCGGCAAGACCGAGATGGTGGTTATCAACTTCATGGCCTGGGCGATGGGCCAGGTCCCCGATTCCGAGTTTATTCATGCCTCCTACTCGGCGCGGTTAGCGACCAACAATAGCTGGCAGACCCGGGAACTGTGCCTGCATGAGGAGTATCAGGCTATCTTTCCCGGCTGCGTGCTGCGCACCGACAGCAAGGCCAAGGACGAATGGCGCACCACCGCGGGCGGCTGCGTCTATGCCGTGGGCGCGGGCGGGTCCATCACCGGCTATGGCGCGGGCAAATATCGGGATACCTGGGGCGGGGCGCTGATCCTTGACGACTTGCACAAGGCTGACGAGGCACGCTCGGATGTTATCCGTGAGCATGTGCTGGAGTGGTTTCAGAATACCCTGGAATCGCGCAAGAACAGCCCGGACACGCCAATCATCCTCATCATGCAGCGGCTGCATGAGCGCGACATTGCCGGCTGGTTGCTGGATGGCGGCAACGGCGAGCCTTGGGAGCACGTCAATTGCCCAGCCATCACCGCCGAAGGGGAGAGCCTGTGGCCTGAGAAGTGGAGCCTGGACGAGCTGCGGCGCATGGAACAAGCCAACCCCTACGTCTTCGCCGGCCAGTACCTGCAACGCCCGGCCCCGCCCGAGGGCGGGCTGATCAAGCCTGATGCCCTGGTGCCGGTGGACGCCCTCCCCGCCGGGGTGACGCAGTGGGTGCGCGGCTGGGACTTTGGCGCCACCACCGCCGGCGACTACACCGCCGGGGCCAAGCTGGGGCGGCTGGCCGATGGGCGCTTTGTCATCGCCGACCTGGTGCGGCTGCGCGTGGGACCGGACGAGCGCGATGCGGCGTTACGCAATACCGCGGCGCGCGACGGCCTGACCTGCACCGTGTCCATCCCCCAGGACCCCGGCCAGGCCGGGCTGACCCAGGCCAAGTATCTGGTCCGGGAGTTGGCGGGCTATCACGTCAAGGCGTCCCCCGAGAGTGGCGACAAGGTCACCCGCGCCAGCCCCCTGGCGGCGCAGATCAACGTCGGCAACGTGCTGTTGCTCAAGGCGCCATGGAATGACGGCCTGATCAGCGAGATGCGCCTATTCCCCAATGGCGCCTACGATGACCAGGTGGACGCCCTCAGTCGGGCCTTCATGGATCTGGTGGGCAACGCCCCGGTGGAGGTGTTCATCCCCGATGGTAACCTGGAGCCAGACCTGAGCGTGGCGCCGACCTGTGGCCGCTGCGCGCAGTTTGTCGCCGGCGCCTGCCAGGAACGGGGCTTTGGCACCCGGGCAGAGGCCGCGGCCTGTGAGGGGTACCTGCCGCGGCTGGTGGAACTGGCTGAAGTAGCGAGCGAGGCGTAAGACGATGGCCCATACCTGGCACCATGGCCGGCGCGCGAAGCAGCAGCGCTTTGGTGACTTGTGGTGGTGGTATCGCCAAGAGCCGAAATGGTGGCGAAAACTGTACAAGCATGCCATTCGGCGGGCGGCAACCCGCCAATGCGTGCATCGGGTGCTGCGGGGTGAGGATGAGATCCTGTGGCCCCTCGACAAGCGCCCCTGGGTGTACTACTGGTGAGGGGTCGGGCCTGGCGCCGTCATCAGCGGGCGCGGCTGAAGCAGGCGCGGCGCTGGTTTTGGGGGCGGGATCTGCGTCAGCAGCCGAAATACTGGGCGCAGGTGGTGACGACGCCCTGCCCGTGCTCGTGCTGGCTGTGCCGGCCCAGAAAGCATGCGGGGGACACGATGCAGGAACGGCGCGCTATGTTAAAATGGTTGAATTATTAACTGATTGGAGGTCTGCGATGAATTTTGGTCAAGCCCTTGAGCAACTGAAGATCGGTAACCGGGTCGCCAGGTCAGGCTGGAATGGCAAGGACATGTTTCTGTTCTTTGTGCCTGGCAGTAAGTTCACGGTAAACCGCGCTCCTTTGCTCGGCATTTATCCAGAAGGCACTGAGATTAGCTACCGCGCCCACGTCGACATGAAAACGGCACAAGGCGATGTAGTACCATGGCTGTGCAGTCAGACTGATATGCTGGCTGAAGATTGGGTTGTTGTCGGGTGGGGGGCGTGATTGGTTCGTGTGATGGGTTAGGCCGGCTACTGAGCCTGCCGTATCAATCGGTAGCACTATTTCAATGCGCGGCCCCGTTATCGGAGGGGGGAATCGGCCCTGGCACGCTCACGGCACTGCCAAAGCACGGATTCCGTACCGCGCACCCTTAGGGCCGTTAACTCAGCGGTTAGAGTGAGGGGCTCATAACCTCTTAGGCTATGGTTCAAATCCATGACGGCCCATTAAGTTCTGTGGCCCAGAAACCTTTTACGGTAGGCGACCGTAGCAACTGTATAGTCGAGATACAGAAACATGGCCCCCTTCGCTCGGTGCTGACATCAGGCCGGGCGCTAGGGGGTTTTTTACGTTCCGCCCGCAGCCTCAAATAAGCCGGCGCGTTATTTTAGGTTGCCACCCTGATCCGGAGGACGCATGGCCCTTGACCTCACCCTGAACGGCTACCTGATGTGGACCCTGTCGCAGCACGTCCAGGATCTGGAGGAAGCGGGCACCCCGCGTGAAGACGCCATCCGCCGCGTGGCGCATGCCGCCCTGCTGGACTTTCCCCGCGTGGCCTGGGCCTGCACCCTTTACCCCGACCGCAGCATGCCCGACGAGAGCATCTTTCCGATTCCGCCTGAGGACCTGGCGCGCATTAAGACCATGGAAGCCCGCATGAACCGCGAGGTCCCCCGCGCGGAGTCGTGACGTTATGCTGCCCCCTGGTGATGACTCGGGGGTCCCATGACCAAATTGCTCTATCTCTTCCAAGCGTTGCGCTACGGCGCCGAACTGACTCATGCCGAAAAGTGGAAGGCGCGCGCCACGGCGATTGCCGCCGTGACCGGCCTGCTGTCGGCGGTGACCGGCTTTGCCGCCGCCCAAGGCTGGCTGGAGGCCATCGACCCGCAGACCATCATGGAGGTGGCTTCAGCCCTGGTGACCATCGTCAGCGCCGTCCTGGCCTACTTCCAGGTGGCGACCAGTAACCGGGTGGGAGTCGGCAAAAGCAAATACCGCGAGGTCGAACCGGCCGCGCCGCCCTTTCCCGACGCGCCCGAGCCGACCGCCGTGCCGACGGATCGGTTTAGCCCGCTGCCTGGTGTGCGGCGCCCTCACATCGAGCCTGACCGCTTGCTCGACGCCACTCGGCAAGCTCGATCCCAGCCAATGCCGCCCGCGCCTGAGCGGGTGGATGAGCGTCCTGGCCAGCGCCCCGACGATAACCCCTTCCTCTTTTCCTGACGCCCTGACCACCCTGCAACCGGGGGTAAACTGCCCCCTGCGCTGAGGCGGCGAGGCCCGGAGTCGTGACGCCACACTAGCGCCATGAACACCGAGACCGCCGCCGCCGTTGCCTTTCGCGACGATGCCCCTCAGGCCGAACGCACCGCCGCCCTGGCGGAGTTGCAGCAGGTCTACCGTCCTTCCGACACCCTGACGCCGGCCACCCTGGCGCAGATCTTCGAGGTCGCCCAATACGACCCGCTGAACAAGGCGATCAGGAATAACGTCGTGCCCTTCCCCGGGGCCAATCAGGGCAAGCCGGGCATGCAGTCGGTGCTTAATGACGACTGGATCATGTCCTTGCAGGGCGACTACATGGAAAAGCCCGGCGGCCTGACTTTCGCCGCTCTACGCTCCATTGTCGACCAGACCCCGGTGCTGTCCGCGGTGCTCCTCACCCGCCTGCGCCAGGTGATGCGCTTCTGCCGCATCCAGGAATCGGGCGAGGGCCTGGGCTACACCATCCGTCACCTCGACAAGGACCATCAACTGGGGGCTGACGAGCAGGAGGTCATCAACCGCCTGAACCGCTTTTTCCTGCACTGCGGCTGGGAGTCCAACCCGCGGCAACGCAAGAAACTGCGCCGCGACAGCTTTCCGCAATTCGTGCAGAAACTGGTGCGCGACACCCTGACCCTGGATGCCGCCAGTATCGAGACCGAGTTCAAGCGCGACCGCGCCAAGGGCCTGGATGGGCTGTATGCGGTGGACGGCGCCACCATTCGCTTGACCACTGAGGAGGGCTATCAGGGCGACGAGGACATCTTCGCCGTGCAGGTGGTCTCCGGGCGCATTCGCACCGCCTATACCCACGACGACCTGATCTATGAGCCGCGCAATCCGCGCGCCGATGTGCTGATCGGCGGCTATGGACTGAGCGAGGCCGAGTTGCTGGTGCGGGTGGTGACCGGCTTCCTGAACGCCATGTCAGTCAACATCCGCGGCTTCAGTGAGAACCATATTCCGCGCGGCGTGCTGCACCTGACGGGTAACTATAGCCCCGAGGACTTGACTGCCTTCCGGCGCTACTGGAACAGCATGGTCAAGGGTGTGCAGGGTGCCTGGTCGCTACCGATCCTGGTCAGCCGCGATCAGGAGTCAAAGGCGAGCTTTGAAAACTTTGGAATTTCTTGGGATGAAATGTACTTTGCGAAATGGATGACATTTCTTACGTCTATTATTTGTAGTGTTTATGGCATGTCCCCGTCGGAGATCAGCTTCGACAGCTTCACCGCCGGCAACACCTCGGCCCTGTCCGGCAGTGATACCGAGGAGAAGCTGGCCGACTCCAAGGACAAGGGCTTGCGTCCCCTGCTGGCCTACTTCGAGAGCCTGTTCACCGACTACGTGGCGCAGGACTTCAGCGACCACTACTGTTTCCGCTGGACCGGCCTCGACGAGGAAGACCTGGCGGTGCGTGACCAGCGCGCCCGTCTGGTGCTGACGGTCAACGAGCTGCGCGCCGAAGAGGGCTATGAGGCCCTGGACGGCCCCTTGGGCGAGGCGCCGCTCAATCCCAGTCTAGTTGGTCCCTGGCTGCAACTGACGCAGCAGCAACCCCCCCAGCCGGGCGAGGACTTCGGTCAGCCGGGGCAGTATGACGAGCGTCAGGACCAGGACCCGGCGGGCGAGGGGAGGCAGGAGCAAGACCCCGGTCCCGACTTTGGCCAGCCCACGGCGCCTGACTTTAGCGGGCAGCAAGGCGCTGACGCTGGGCCGGACTTTGGCCAGTCACCCGGACCGGACTTTGGCCAGGGGGGAGGGCAGGAAGCGGGGATGCTGCGCAAGGCCCAGGACCCGGAGCTGTATGTCTACCGGCTGGGGGACTGGGTGTGAGCCAGGGCCGCACGCCAACGGCAGTCCGCCCCCCGGCCACGCTGCACCCTGACCCCGCGCACGCCGCGGACCAGATCGCACCCCCCGCCCGCGCCGATCTGGGC